CTGTGATTTCCAGTCTTCTAAGGAGGGCATCTTTTGAATCTTCATCAAGGTTTGGATACCAATCTTTCGGGTGCAAATTCGACGTAATCCAGATATTTTCCGCAACGAGAGTTTCCCCGGACCCTTTGATTTCGATGTTGACCGGCCATTTGTCAAACCACCGCAAGACATGGGAAATCTCAATTTGTCCTCTGAATTCATCGATAACAACATTCTTTTGGCCCCGGTACCCATCCCAGAATTTGGTTGTTGGACCTTTTGAGTAGGCATCAATACCCGCTTCATTCCACGCACGATGGGACTTCCCAGTTCCCGTGAGCCCACAATAAACCCTGCATCTTCTTTCAACAATTCCTGGGTTTGCATGTTCGACGGCAATTTTTTTAAGGTTTGTGTAGCATCTGATGTAGATATCTGCTGGTATGGCGTCGAGGTTTCCTTTTTTCGCATTTTCTCTAACATCATCCCAATCTGTGTCAGAGTTCCTTTTGATCGCTTTGGTGCCCAACTTAAACTGAGTTCCGGCAACTCTAGTGTCCTCTTTCCAAACATAGTCTTCGGCTGACTCGCTTCTTGTGACTTCTGCGTGTACTTCTCCGAACAGTTTTCTAACTGCTGCGAGTCTAACTGCCCTCTTGAATCCGACCACCAACTGCCAGTGTAGGAAGCCCCCTTCTCCAAGTTCAAGCTGTCCAATAATGTAGGCGACCCCAGCTGGAAGATAGGGGGTGAACATGTGCTGGGGGATTGTAAGTATCCAGTATCTAGCTTGGCCTCCTCCTCCTCTTCTCCGATTAACATCGGGTGCTGCTTGATTGACAATTCCTTCTCTTGGTCGTACAACTCGTTCATCCATTCCATATTAATTTGAGGAATGAAATTGTGCACATTTTGCTGCCTATTTATACCTTTTTGAATTTCACGTTATGCAATCGATGGTTTAGCATTCGCATTGTTTTCGCGTTTGCCAAGACTTTTAGTTCGTGACGCGTTTGTTTGTTTTAGGGTTAGGGTTAGCGCCTGCGGCCCTTATTTTTGGCTGAGGCCCAGGGGTACAGGGACCCGGGCCGAACGCGGACGATTGTCTCACCAATCCTATTTTGATTATCGATCGGAAGCTAAGTCACGCGTCGTGACTTAGATGGAGGCCTCCGTGCCATAGAGTGGAATTGCTTGCAATGGAACGGACGCAGCGTAGACTAACTAACGCGCGTCGCGTTTTAGTCGTCTGACATATGCCATCCTGTAGGTACCCCCGTCCCGAAATTCATTTAATAATTTTGGGACGCAGTATTACCTACAGGATCGGCATCCCACGTCCCATTTTTTTACTATATAAGGAAAATTTTCGCATTCCGTTTATTCTTAAAAAAAAATAATTAATTATGGCAAATGGAAAGAAACCCTGGACCCCCCAACAAATTAATGCAGCTATTAATGCGGGTGTCTCTGTTTATCGCACCGGGAAACAAATCAATAGTGCTTTACGTGATGCTCAGCGTAATGCTACTCCTCGTATGCATCCTAGAGATTTTAAAGGTGGTCGGCCTCGTTCCGGCAACAAGTACCCTGCCAAATTAGGTCCTTTGTCTGTACGTAAGAAAGTTCGTATGATGACTCGAACTCGTCGTGGATTTGGTGCTGCTAGTTCTCAATCTGCAGGTTTTTTGAGAAGTCGCCGCAAATCTCGTAAACCTAAAGGTTGGCAGGCTGGTCGTGGAATTACAACTACTATTGAATCCGGTGGTCCGTTATCAGCTGACGAATGTTTACATGTTGGTCATATAACCGGAGCTAAGCAACAGATTCAAAATATTGCTTGGCAGTCCATTTTAAAGTTATTGCTACAGAAAATGAATATTCGTTTACTTGAACTTAATTCATTTATGATTGGTCCCCTTGGCTTCGTTGTCGGTGATACATTTACGTTTTCTTATAAAGCAGATGCTAATGCTACTGCTTTATCTACTACAACGTATATTCTTGTTCCTGCTTCTACATTTAATGATGTTGTAGATGCAATGGTTGCTACTTTTGCTAGTGCTAATAATGCAGAAATTGTTCCAATTACATTTGCTTATTCTTCTACTACTTCTAAGATTTATGCTCAGAGCATTACTCTAGAAAGTCTAATGCTTCACTATCAGATTAAGTCTTCTTTGAAAGTTCAAAATCGTACTGTTAATGTTGCAGGTAATGATGAAGCAGACGATGTTGATAATGTTCCAGTTTACGGAAAGAGTATTGGAGGAAATGGAACTGGTGTAGTTTCACGTTTTCCTAATTCTACTACACCAGCTCAAGTATTTGGAGAGGTTGATAGTGGTATTATTCGTAATGTTGTTTTAGACCCTGGTGCTTTAGAACCATTGTCTGGTTATTTCTGGCCTAAATCTTCTCAGGAAGGTAAGATTCATCTTGATCCAGGTCAGATTAAAACTTCAGTTTTAAGTACTACGCGTAACATTTCTTTGAAGTATTTGTACAAGTTATTTGCTACAAAGAATAATACTACAGGTATTATTGTTCCATTTGGAAAGTACCGTTTTTTTCAGATTGAACGTATGATTGACGCTGGAACAGAATTACCTTTGTTAGTTGCTTACGAAGTAAATACTAATTACAATTGTTATGCTACTACTAAGTATAATTGGACTACTACTCCGGTGTTTAAGAAATTGTAAATAAATTATTTATTACAATACAAACAATCTTCACAAACACAATAATACCATTTTTTTGATTTTCCTCTTCCTAAATGATCACAGCCACATCCAATCAGTCCGTCTGAAGACATATCTTCCGGTTCAGGGTCTTGAAATCCACATGTTCCACAAATACAATCTCCATTAATATCTTCTTCACAAGTTTTAGGTGTTTCATAATGATCACAGTCAATTAATATTGGGTTCTTCTCCGTTCCAACGTGGTCCATCAAATACTGTGATTTCCAGTCTTCTAAGGAGGGCATCTTTTGAATCTTCATCAAGGTTTGGATACCAATCTTTCGGGTGC